GTGCAGCTTGAATGTCCAGCAACGGTGAATACGGACCCGACTACGGGCGCGGTGTTGTGTCAGGATGGCACGGGAGCCTCTGTCGGCTGGGTGGTTACGCCGAGCTTTGATCTCACGCAGTTGGACCAAGGCACGATCACGAGCTACTTTTCTTGGGGCTGGTTCATCGTCTTTCTTGGCTGGGCGACGGGCAAGGGCGTGAGTGTTTTCATCCAGTTTTTGAAGCGGATTTGACGGGATCGCGACGCCGGTTGCCGGGTGGCGTCGTGGTGGTTGTTACCGGCGTTTGTCAATATCGGGAGATATGGAGTTATGAAGGCGATGGTTCTTGTGCGCCGTGTTGGCGCTTTCGTGGCCGTTGCGGCTTTGCCGGTGGCGTCGTTCGCTGTCGGCCCGGCTGCGCCGGATCTGTCCGCACTCACGCCGGATTTCACGACTGTCACCACGGGCATCCTGGCCGTGGCGGGCGCGATCGCCGGTGTGTACGTGGCTTGGAAGGGCGCGAAGATCTTGATTCGCGCTATCAAGGGCGCGTAACCGGACGCGTAGTGGTGGGGCCTGTGGGACTGGTTGCCAGCCGCAGGCCCATTTCGTTTTGGGGGTACCGTGGCTGACCTTTACTACTGGACCTTTTTCGTGTTGGGTTGCGTTACGGCCTACATGAACTTTAGGGATTATTGACCATGACGCGCGCGCTGTTTGTTCTTGTGGTGGTGTTTCCAGTGGTAGCGATGGGGCAGACTGGCCAGTACTTTTGGGCGGTGAATTCTGCGCCTAACGGGCCGTGGGGGCACGCCGCTGCTATGTGTTCTTCCAAGAACAAGACCGTTTCGTCTGGTGGTGTTAGCTCGACGTACACGTATACGCCGTCCTCGGGCACGGCGGATTTACCTGCGAGTAGTAGCGACGTCGGGCATTGTGACCAACAGTACTCGATAGTACCGGGGTCGTCGGGCACCAACGCGAACTACTTGACGTTGGTGCCGTTGTTTGTGCCTGGTAACGACCCGACGCATGGGTGCGCGTCGAAGGCAGGGCAGCCCGCCTTTATCGGCGGTTGGTCGGGGTCTGGAGCTGTGTGCGATGGCTCGTGCGAAGTGAATGCCAGCCAGCCTACGTTGCAGATCCGGAATGGTGACCCAACGCATTCTGGGTCAACCGGTTTGTATGACTCAACGTACACGGGGAATTCGTGTAGCACGGCTACCTCTGGGGTGCAGGTGTCGAGCGGCGCCCAGTGTGTCAACGTGAGCGGCGGGGCTACGATGTGTACTGAGGCGGGGAAGAACTGCGGGACTGTGAATGGAGACGAGGTGTGCCCGAGCGCGCTGCCGCCGGGAACGTGTGAGTCCTACGCGTCTGGGGGGGTCGCGTGCACGATGGCGTCGGGAGCGAACACGGTGCCGTCGCCGCCAGGTCCAAATAACGGTACTGCGGGGCAGGCGGCCACGGGCACAGCCTATGTGACCGTTGGTGGGGGCGCGACGATTACGAACTACTATAATTCCACGACCATTGCGACGAGCACGTCGGGCGTTGTGACGAGTCCCGGTGGGAGCAATGTCGGGAACGGTGGGACGGGGGGGAGCTCGTTGGGGTCTGGGTCTCAGCCGAACGCTGGCAACGGAGATTGCGGGGCGACGGGGGTAAGCTGCAGCGGTGATGGCACTACGCCAGCGTTGCCTGGGGAGCCGACGATTGCGCAGGCAACGCAGACGTACACGTCGGCGTTGGGGCAGGTGCCGATTGTGGCGGCGGTGTCGAACATAGCGGCTTCGGTGCCGAGTGGGCAATGTCCGACGGCGACTCTGGCAGTGTTCGGGCACGAGTTTGTTATGGATGCGCAGTGCACTTTGTGGGGCCAGTTGTCGCCGCTGTTGGGTGTTTGTTTCCTGGCGATGTGGACTTTTATCGGGGTTCGTATCGTGATGTCGGCTTGAGACTCGGCGGGGTTTGGAGGGAGTTGGATGGATTATCTGATTCAGTTTTTGGCGAGGATATTGGCTTGGTTGTTGGATTTTCTCAAGTGGGGTGCGGAGTGGGTATGGAATGAGTTGATGGGTGCACTGCTGGCGGTCCTTAACGCCATTCCGGTGCCGGGTTGGTTGTCTGATGCGCCGGCTGTGATTAACAGTATTCCGGCTAGTGCGGCGTTCTTCATGCAGTCGCTGCAGGTTCCGAGCGGATTGTCGATCATCGTTGGTGCGTACGTTATCCGGTTCATCATCCGGCGCATTCCGTTGGTGGGTTGACGTGCACCGCGAACGGTGCCCGACGTGTGGGCGGGCGATGTTTGTTAAGCGGGGCCTGGGGGCTGAGTTGCTTCATTTGGCGGCTATGGTTGTCGGACTCGTGTGTCTGTGGCTCGTGGTGGCGCACAGTGCTGAGGTGCTGGCGTTTGTGCGGGGGTTGCGGTGAGTATTGTTGCGTACACAGGGCTGCCGGGTTCGGGCAAGTCATACTCAGTGGTCGAGCATCAGATTGTCCCGGCGCTGAAGGCGGGGAGGAAGGTGGTCACGAACCTGCCGATGCGGCTCGACCAGGTCGAGGCGCAGGGGTGGCCGGGGGAGCTGGTGGAACTGCCGCTCGATGTCGTGATTGCCGAGCCGCACAAGATCTTGGAGTACTGCGCGGCCGGCTGCTTGCTGATCATCGACGAGGCCTGGAAGATTTTCCCGCAAGGGATGCAGGCAAACAAGGTGGCGCCGGAGTACGGCAAGCTGCTCGCTGAACACCGGCACATGGTGGATGAGCGGAACAACAGCGTGCAGATTGTGTTGGTAGTGCAGGATCTGGCGAATGTTGCCGCGTTCGCTCGGCGCTTGGTCGAGAACACGTTCGTCACGACGAAGTTGAGTTTCGTGGGGATGTCGGGGAGTTTCCGTGTGGACGTCTTCCATGGGGCCCAAACCGGGGCAACGCCGCCGGTGAGTCAACGGCTGCGGATGATCACCGGGCGGTACCGGAAGGAAATCTATGCGCTGTACAAGTCGCATACGCTCGCGGTGAACGCCGACCAGGTCGGGGCGAACGAGAAGGGCATGGACCAGCGGGCTAACATCTGGAAGCGGCCGGCCTTTGCGGTCGGTGCGGTGCTCGTTCCGCTGTTGCTGTGGTGGTCGCTGCACACGCTGGGTCGCCTCGGTCATGAGGGATTTGGTGGGATGCATAAGCCGGCGTCGGTCGTAGCGGGTGCCGGCGGACCGGATGCCCCTGCGCGGAGCGGAGCGGAGCGCGGGGGCGCCGGTCCCGTCGCCACACCGTACCGGCGGGATGATGGGATTCGCGTATTGTTTGAGAAGTCGGTGGTTGGACACCCGGAGCTGGCGGTGGTGTACATCGCGACGCCGGAACGGGTGCTCGAGGTGTCGAGCGCGGAGTGTCGTCGGGCCGGGGTGCGCCTGGAGTGCCTGTACCAGGGGCGCTATTACGACGGCGCCGGCTTCGTCTCTGGGGCGCCGCAGGGGCCGGTAGGGGCGTGGTCGGTCTCCGGGGTTCCGGGGGTCCAGGGGGGCGGCGTGAGCCCCCCTGGGGTCGCATCGCAGCGTGACGCGCGTCACGGTTCGTCGTAGGCTTGGGAAGCTGGTTGGGTCCCGTCAGGATCTCTGACCAGGTGCAGAACCGAAAGGGGCCGGGGGAGTGCAACCCCCCGGCCTTTTTCGTTTCAGTCGAGAAACATGTCTTGTTGGTCGCTGATCAGTAGGGCTGCGGTCGGGAGCGCTAGCCAGGGGAATGGCCGGAGGTATTTGAATGCCTCTTGCTCCAGCGCTTGGATTCCGGTGAGGCGCTTCATCACTTCTGCATCGCGACGGTCGCCTTCGAGCATCTCTCCCAAGGTGTAGAAGAAGTTGTCGAGGAAGCCGTGGAGTGTGGGTTTCAGTTCGATGGCGCCTTCGTCTCGCAACCATTTGGCGTAGGGTGCTGCGGTTGTACGAGCTACGAAGGCGTTTCGAACGTGGATGATACTGTTAGGAGTTGGTTTCACGTGGAACATCCTTTTGTGATGAGCGCAAGCCGCGCTTGTCCCCCGGATACCGCGTAGGCGGTGCGAAACGAAGCTCAGGCGGTGGGCGTGTACACGCCTCGTGCGGTCCGTCCTCGGACCCGAAGCAGCCGTCTGCGGCTGGCGCGGGGTGTGGTCGCTGGCCGTAACCGGGTGGTAGCGGCAGCGTGAGCGAACGGAGGGGATCGGGCTATTTGGGATAGGCTGGGTATCCGGAGTTGTGCTCCGCTTCTTCGACCATCCGCTCTGTGCGTCCTGTCTCCGTAGGGCTTGGTTTTTCGTCTTGCGGGAAGCTCGGATATCCCCGAATGCTTTCCTGCTGCTGATGTTGGGGAGCTGGTGCCTGTGTTGTCGGTTGCGAGACTTGTGCTGCCTGTGTCGAATGACCGCTGTCGAAAATCATGTGCTGGAGTTGGTGGACGCCGTCGAGCGCGAGACCGCCGAGTAATACACCTAGGGCAACGTCGAGTGTGAGTTTCATGATGAGTCTCAGCGCGTAGATTTGACGACATGTGGACGCGGACGCGCGCGTCCGGGTTCGGGTAGGTAGTGACGCAATCGTTCAGCGCTTTGGATGAGTTGCGCCATGGCGGTTAGGAGGTCCGTGGCGCGGGCCTGTAGCTCGCGCGCGAACGCTGCGTCGTCTCGTCTTCGGGCGATCTCTATCCGGTATTGCCTGGTGCTTTCCTGCCAGAGCTTCGATGAGCGTATGTCGCTGGTGGTGTAAGAGACACCTTCGGGGCTTACGAGGGAGTCGTTGTGGAAGCTCCAGCCGGTCCAGACTGATGATGCAAGAGCTGGGGATCTGCCGAGCCGGACGATCAATGCTGTGCTGTAGGGTTCAGGGATCGAGCCGCGTCGCCTCCAGCGTCTAGCGGTCCGCTCGGTCACGCCGGCTGCGTGTGCGAGTTGGCGGACCGAGAGTCCGTAATCGTTCATTCGACCAGTCCGTTGTCGTGTGTACTCGTACTGGTCATCGGGGCCAGTTGCAGGCCCCGTAAGCTACTGAACGCGCAGGACTGGCCGCAGTGAGCGTTGTCTCAGATTGAGACCAACGGCTCGGGCGAGGCGCCGCAGCCAGAAATTAACATAATATACATTATGCGAACTAGGACTGTAGCAGCCATTTAGA